CTTGGGAACATGCCGTAGACCTCAACGTGCGCCTGAGATGAGTCAGGCCCATACTCGTCAATGATTCGGTTGTAGACCGCCTTGTCGGTGCCCTCGACCGTCCTGGCGTCCACAATTCTGGTACGCCAGAAAGCCCGTTTGGAGTTAAACGCTTCGTAAAAGTACCCAGTGTTGCGCCGTGGGTTGCTAAAAGCCAACCAAAAGCGGTTTGGCGTGTTTTCTGTGAAAAAGCCACCCGTCACCGCCCAGATTGAGTCGTCAATACCTGATGCTTCATCAAAAACCACCAGCACACCGTCAAAGTTGTGCACACCAGCGTAAGCGTCGGGGTTCTCTGCTGACCACAAGCGTCCCTCTACGCCCCAGTAACGTGTGCCCTTCTTCAAATCCCGCTCGACGAGCTCAGTCAGCCACTTGGCCGGCATGACGCGGGTGGCCGAAACCTCAAACCAATGGCTGTTAATGGCCATCGCCAGCCATTTGGTGATCTCGGCCCAGGTGATTGACCTGAGCTGTGACTCACTGTTGGCCGATATGATGGTTGTCGAGCCTATCCTGGTGGCCAGCATCCAGATCGTAATCCAACTGACCAGTGCCGACTTGCCAATACCCCGGCCAGATGAGATGGCCTCTTGCAGCACATCAAAGTCAGTCTTGCCCTGATTCAGTTTAATGTGCTCGGCGATGTCCAGCAGCACCTCGCGCTGCCATTTGCGCGGGCCGGTGAAGTGTTCCAGCGGCGTACCCTTAACGCCCCAAGGAAACGCAAACATCACAAACGCTAACGGGTTGTCCTTGATCGCCGGGCTCCACAGCCGGGCCATCAGCTCTTGTTCGTCTTCAGCGCTGTACTTGGTGCTCTGCATGTGTTAGCTTGTTTAGTGAAGGCTCATGCGCGATGACGTCGATGACCCTGGACTCAGCGTCGCGCAGCGCCTGGGTGACTGAGATGCGCTGATCAACATCAATAGTGATAGATTGCTTGGCCACCCAACCGTGGACGTTCTGAAGTATGGCCAGCGCCGCTTTGGAGTCGCCTTCGCGCGCTGCCTTGTGCAAACACTGGGACATTTCCATCTCAGCGTCTGCCTTGCCCTTTTGCGCGGCCATCTCCGCGATGGGGTCTAGCTGCACCAGTTGCCGGTACTCGGCGGGCAGCATCCCAGACGCCAACGCCAACGAGTCGCCTTTCAGCCCCAGCTTGGCGGCTTCGTAGATGCGGTTTAAGCGCGCCTCAGTCGCTTCGACCTTGCGCGGTGCAAAAGGTAGGCTTTCAAACATGTGCCGAATATAACAAAAAATTTTAAAAATTTGTGGGTCGTGTGGGCAATGTGGGCTATAAAAAATTTTGTTCACGGCCCCTCCGCTGCCGTGACCTTCGGCGCTCGGCCCTACCCGGGGGCCATCAAGCAAACGGCAAATGGCCACGCGACCCGCAGCTTACAAACCTTACAGAACCTTACAGTGTAGTACTTTTGTGGGGGGCAATGTGGGCAGTGTCCACATGACCCGGTGGCTCGCTGGCGCATGGCATGTGGCCATGTGGCCATGACCATGCGCGAGCATTTGTGGACAATGTGGACAATGTGGACACTGGTTTTCAGTCGCTGGCCAAATGGGGGGGGTGTGAGCATTCGTGAGCCATACACCTACTGTGTAGCTATATAGTATTACAAAAATATCTATCATCTAGAGTATCATTTAAAGTAGTCCACATTGTCCACAAATAGGCTTTTTCGCTCTTGCATTAGGTCAATAGCACATTGCCCACAATAGCCCCAAACGCGCCCACAATCGCGCCCACACTATCCACACGTAATAACCCCACACAATCGAAGGTCAAAATACGTGGGCGTTTGACATCTGTCAGAGAATGCCTTACACTCTCTCCACTGGCTTGATTTTGAGCCAGCAACTACAGTACAGAAAGCCCACAAATGAAGTTTACACACAATGAGTTTGCCCACATCGAGCGCACCGTCAGCAAGTTTGACATCATCGCCCGCACTTTGCTCGCATCCGATTCCACTGTTGTCGCTGACGTGCGCGCCCTGGCGTACATCGTGGCCGAGCTGCGCACCACGGCCGGGCTGATGGCCGATCAGGATCGATCGACGCAGCAAGCCGGCCTCGGCCGCGTGTTCAGCTTGTTTGCCAACCTGCCCGAATAAATTCAACCGCGCGGCCACTGGCCGCGCTCAATCAACTACACGAAAGGTTCACCATGTCCACACTCAACAAAAGCCAGCTGCGCGAAGCCACCAAAATCATCACCTACAGCGCCGAGCTCGGCCCGGATTATCTGGCGCGTGGTTTGTCTGCGATGCATCGCAGCGCGCGCAAAACAAGCCAGCAAGATGAAATTCTGGCGCTGGCGCTGGCGTACAAAGTGGTGTCAAACCCTGAATTCATCATCTGCAATCGCTGCGCATACATCTAAACGTCAACCCGGCCGGCGCGCAGCCGGCCGATCATTCACTCAAATACAGTAAAGGTTCACCATGCAAGTACATCTCACACTCAAAAGCGCAAACGCTAAAACCGGCCCGATCCCGGTCTCAACCACTGAGCGCGCCAGCTGCCCGCCAGATTGCGCGATGCGCGCTGAATGCTACGCGGCCAGTGGCCCGCTGGCCTTGCATTGGGCAGCCGTGAGCGCTGGCACGCGTGGCACGTCATGGGGTCAATTCACGGCCACCATCGCAGCGCTGCCTGATGGCCAGCTGTGGCGCCACAATCAGGCGGGCGATCTGCCCACGGCCAGCGGTTCGGTTGACGCTGTTAAGCTTGGCCAGCTGGTGGCCGCAAACGCTGGCAAACGCGGGTTTACGTATTCGCACCACCGGGATGCGGCCAGCATTGCATGGATCCGCCACGCGAACCAATGGGGTTTCACTGTCAATCTGAGCGCCAACGATTTAGCTGACGCTGACACGCTGGCCGACCACCAGGCGGGCCCGGTGGTGGTGGTTTTACCGTCAACGCAAACCAGCAACACAGTGACGCCAGCTGGCCGATCGGTGGTTATCTGCCCGGCCACTCAGCGCGCTGACGTCAGCTGTGCCACGTGCCAGCTGTGCCAGCGCCAGCGCGCGGCCATTGTGGGTTTCCCGGCCCATGGCTCACGCCACCGGGTTATCAACCTGCGCCTGGCCAATGCCTGACCTTATGCGGCCGTCACTGGCCGCATTGGGGCGCGCATTGGTGCACGTCAATCAACTACACGAAGGGTATTCTATGAATCAATCATTTCCCACAATCCCGGCTGGCCAGCCGGTGCCATGTTTCAACTGTAACGCGCCATTGACCGGCGCGCATACATTGACCGATAACGCGCCAAAGCATGGCCAATACCGCGCGTATTGCGAAACGTGCGATATGTTCACTTGGTTCGATAAGGGGCAGCCATGATTAAAACCATGAAAGCCAAATACAAGGGCAAAGATGCGCGCACCGGCGCGCCGATATATCCCGGGGACGAAATCCAATTCGACACAATAACCCGTCAGGCATGGATAACCGCCGAACCGGGCGATTGTGAGCTTGAAACCCGCGTGGGCCAATATTTGGCGCAGTCCCATGGGGTCTCGCACATATGGAATTCAGGGGGCCGGGAATACTATCGAAACAAGGCCGGACGTTGTGAGGACGCCCCTTGTTGTGGGTGTTGCAACGCATGACGTACTACACAACCAAAGGGGCCGCGCAGGCTCTCGCTGACACATTAACTGCGCAGGATGATGATGCATGGGTCTATGAAGTACATGCGAGCCCGCGCGGGTTTTATGTGGCCGTGTTTGATTTTGACCATTTTTTTCTGGGGAACCTATGAAAGACATTTTCGCAGCCTTGATCATCGCGGCCGCGCTCACAGTGTGCGCGCTGGCTTATTTTGACGTTTTAATTAAGTAAGGGTAAACCATGCAAACCGTAAAAATTGGAAAAACCACATATAAAACCGCGCGCGATGGCATCATGGCGCACCACGCAAAATGCACCGGCAAGCATAAGCCGGTCAAGTCTAA